TTATAAACTTCTTTTATTCTATCACATGCATCTTCCCATTTACACCTATCATCATAAATGTAGGGTGTTGGAGGTGATCCTTGTATAGACCTTGAAGTTGGATAAACTGGAAATGCCCACTCACCATGTTTTTTAAACGTACCTCTATGATTAGAAGGTATATCTGCTGATGGTGTAAACCATTTTCCTTCATTATCAACAAACCTCATTTGATCTTGCATTCCACCAGTAACATTTGCAATCATTGGGGTTCCAGTTAGAAGAGATTCTGTGTTAGCTAATCCCCATCCTTCATTAGAAGTTAATAAGATTGTTGCATCAGCTATATTATATAAGAAATTTAATTGTTCTTCAGATAATTTAGAATCTAATATATAAACCTGATCTTCATAACTCTCTTCAAATAAATATTCTCTAACTGTTATTAGATCTGTTCCAGCATCTGTAGAGTTTTCTGTTTTTAATACAAAAGCACATCTTTTAGCTTTTTCTTCCGGTAGGGAATCTAAAAACACTCTAAATGCTAACATAGCATCTGATATCTGTTTTCTCCTTATATTTCTTGAATTAAAATAAAGAACAAAATCATAATTTTTATCTTTAAATAAATCATGTTTAAAAGCCTTTAATCTTTCATCATTTACATCTAAAGGTTTAAATATATCAGCATTTTTACCATGTGGGACATACTTAAATAATCTTTTACCTTCATGTCCTTTTAATACTAACTTATTAATATTAACGGTTTGTTTAGAAATTCCCATTAATAAATCACAAGCTTCATAATAAGGTTGATTGTATTTTGGTGCAGGATAATCATCCCAAATATTTAAATAAATAATTGGAATAAGTTTTCTTATCTCTTGTTCCATATTCCAAATATGCATAAAATATCTAGGATCTGTAAATAAAAATAGTGCATCTGGTTTTTCAATTTGTATTAGTTGTCTAATTAAATTAGGATCACCATACCCATCAACAGGATAAAGAATAACTGAAGAATCATTTATACCTGAGAATTTGTTTGTATCGTGACTTATGTCTAATTTTTTGCCTTTTTCAGGATGCTTAACAGCGCCAGCCATTTGAACCCAATTAAAATGCTGACATGTATGAATTACGATTTCTTTGGCAACAGTTGCTACTCCAGAATGTACTCTAATATCATCACAAATTAAGAGGATTTTCTTTCTCTTACTTGGTGGTAAATACTTGAATTTTTGTTTTTCCATTTGATTATAGTTCGAGTGTTGTTTGGTTAGTTATTTGTTTTCTAAAATCTTCATCTGTAAGATACAAAAACAAACTACGATCAGCAAGTTTTTGGAATGAAAATTTACGTCTAACACATTCAATTTTGAAATTCTCGAATAAATCACTTTGGACTTTGACACTCGTTAGTGTCATTGGGTTTTTATTACTCATAATCTTTATTATTTAATAACGTTATATTTGGTTATACATATATACAATATATCAAAATATTATACCTTCTCCACAGTATTTTTGGTCTTCTTTAAAAGGACAAAAAGTACAATTCCATTTTGATACTTGTTTAGGATACTCTAAATTTTTAATTTCCCCATTTGAATTAAATACTTCATTAACGAAATCTTTTATAGCATTATTCGCTCTATTTAATTTTACTTTTCCACTAGCAGGAATAAACTCTTGTATTCTTGTTTGTGGCCAATCACTTTTTTCCCAAATTTTTCTTTTAACTATAAAAAATTTAATATCAATTTTATCTAAAGGAACTCCATATAAATTAGAGAAAAATTGCTTATATAGAATTAATTGAAATTGTTTATCTTCATTTTTCTTCATCCTATCATCCCATCCTCTAGTACTTGTTTTTATGTCTATTATTTCAAATTCCTCTGTGTTTTCATTATATAATACAACATCTAGAAATCCTTGATATAATACGTTAGTATACATTTTATTTGGTGGGGTTATGATGGGTACTTCACAACCAACTAAATATGTACCTCTTTTACTAAAATATTTGCTAACATTTTTCTTAAAAAATTTAAGTATTGCAATACCATCCTCAAAAAACTCCCTCATTTCTTCCGCTGATGAAAAATGGGATTTTTTATTTGATTTATATTGTTTTTGGTATTCATTTATAAATTTTTCTTGGAATAATTCTTCTAAATTAATATCATTAGCTTTAACTTTGGATTCTTCATACATTATACTTAGATATTGTTGCATAACTTCATGAATGGCAGTACCAAAAACGGTATGAATCGAAGAGGTAAATACCTTAATTTTATCTTTATATTGCAATTTCCATCTATGAGGACATTGTCTAAATAAAGACATTTGGGAATATGAAACATGCTGTTGATAAGCATAATTTATTTCCTGAGGAGGGTTTTTCTTAATCTCCTTTACAATATTGGGGATTTTTTTAGCCAAAATTTATTTTTTCCAACGATCTCGTCCAACTAATAAGCCAATTATTCCATAATTAGCTATATCAATAAACGTATCTTCCATTCCTTCTCCTTTAACGTAATTTTTTCCGTTAATTAAAAGATTTTTTAATCTACTTATTTTATCAGTTAATCTAATTGCTAATCCAGTTAGTGAAAATCTCTTATCATCTTGATTATTTAAATCTCCACCTAATGTAATATTGTTTAACCCATAATCCATATGTTTTGCAGCAAACAATTCATACATTTCATTACCTATTCTTTTATATTCTTCAGATAATTCTGGGTATTCTGTTTCAAATAATTCTACTGTTGAAGATGTTTTTACACCTTCACTTTTTTTATCTTCCATTTCGTAAAATGATTTTATTGAATCACTCATTATAAAATTTCTTTTTTGTTAAAATATTTTTTTAATGTCTCTAATCTTTCATCAGCTGATGATAATAATTTAAGGGCTTCAGTACAATTTTCCCAATAATCTTTAGTTGAGTGATCACCAATACCAACTGCTTTATCACCTAATAATTCAAGTGATAGTAGTGCTTTGGCTTTATCAGCTTCTGCTGATGATTTTAACATTTTGTATAGTGTTTTGTTCATAATAATTTATTTTTATCTGTTATCAATATTTACAATAACTTGTTTATAATAATCTACAAACGAATTAAGCTTTTTTTCATTTAATTCCCATTTTATATCTACCATATCTACAGAATAGATATTAAAATTTGGAAATAATCTAAGATAGGTTCGGTAAAATATTTTAAATCTTTCTTTCCAATCATGTTTATTTAGATGAAATTCTCCGGACATTTTCCTAACATTATTTTTAATCCACCAAATATTTTCATCACTAAATACATCCCATTCACCCCCTTCACAATCAAATTTTAAAAAATCAATCTTATCTATATTATATTTTTTAACAAAATCCATCCATCGCATAGTAGGAAATGTTTTATTGGGTATATTTTTTGTATTATAAGTTTGTCCATCTAAGTTAAAGGCAAAAATATTATTTTCACCAGAAACATCCCAAATACCTTTAGGACATATTTCATGTGGAATATTAGTTTTTGACATATTTTCTGTTAATATAGGTAAAAATTCATAGCTTGGTTCAGAACATATTATTTTTGATGGTTTTTTATGTTGTATTTCCCAAGAAAATATACCTAAACTTGCTCCTAAATCGACTACAACATCCCCTTCTTCAACTCCAAAATCACATTCATATTGGCCTTCATTTTCACAAATTTCTTGTATTAATCTTCCTTTCATATTACCTGTTAGGTTTCCCCAATTGAAATCATTAAAATGTTTTGGTGCTTCCATTATTTTTGTTATATCGTTATATTTTATAGTTATTTTAGTAATTTATTTATTTCTTTTTTTTCAAGTCCAATACTTGTTAGTATATTAATAATTTGATCATCTTCTAAAATATTTAGATAATCTCTAGTTTCTGTTTTGGAACATTCCCAATATTTAGATAAATAATCAAGTAATTCAAGGTTATGTTGTTTTATATTTGATTTAATATATTTATTCCATTTTTTATTTTTTGGAATAAATTCTTTATAAATATTATAAATTGCTACTTTTGATTGTGGAGGAAATTCCTGTACATGATTTACTAATTCAATAAATTCTGGGTTCATTGAAAGAAATCTATGGATCATATAACTATTCCATACCTCCCAATCTTTATCAGTAAATTTATTAATTGGTGATTTTGTATAATTAATTTCCTTTAGCCAATCAAATATATTTTTCAATTTAATCTATTAATTCATCTTTTAATTCATCTCTAAGATCTGCAGGGACTGATGCCTTCTGAATCTTTTTGGTTGATGGATCAAAAAATACTGGAATTGG